TGTTGTTATTATCCTTACATTGGTAGAGATAGGAATAATACTGATAAATCAGATAAGCCTTCTATTGATAAATTCTGTCCAGGCGCAGGGGAGGAATATGTGCAATTAAAGGGGTTAAAAGTAAAAAAGGAAAATGACCCTAAGGTTAGAGAATGCGCAGAAAATATAGATAAACTTACAGAAGGCAGAGGATATGGTAACGCGGGAAAATTGGCAAGTTGGGAATATTGCGATTGGATGTTAAAACGGGAAACTAACCAATGACCCCCTTAGATAACTTAGATACTTGGTGGTTCGCCCTGCGAGGCCATTTCATTGAGGCTTTCTTCTGGCAGTGGCAATATAATACCCTGCTCTGCCTGATCATACTGATAGCCTTTTGTTTATTCTTCTTACACCTGATTTCACACAGAGAGATTAAGCGGGAAGCGTATCATAGGGGGTATAAAAAAGGGAGGGAGGAAAGATGAAGTATTTAACAAAATCTTGGCTTAAAGAAAAATCAGCGTGTGCGGAGGGTATAGTTTGGTTTACTAAACAACCTGAAACCGATAGCATTAAAGTGTTGCAAAGTTTAATCGCTGAAGATAAATTAAATTGGGCGAACTGGACTATTGTTAGGGTTATGGATTATAAACAAAGAGTCCAGTATGCGGTATTTGCGGCAGAACAAGTTATTGATATTTATGAGAAAAGATATCCTGATGATAAAAGACCAAGACAGGCGATAGAAGCGGCAAAAAAGTGCATAGATAATCCAAGCGATGAAAATAAAACAGCAGCACACGCAGCAGCAGACGCAGCCGCAGACGCAGACGCAGACGCAGACGCAGACGCAGCCGCAGCCGCAGACGCAGCCGCAGCCGCAGCCGTAGCCGCAGACGCAGCCGCAGCCGCAGCATACGCAGCAGCAGACGCATACGCAGCCGCAGCCGCAGCCGCAGCAGACGCAGCCGCAGACGCAGACGCAGACGCAGACGCAGACGCTATGAAAAAGAAAGTTTTAGAATATGGGATTTCATTATTGAGGGAGGAAAGATGAAAAAGAGAACTATACTTTTTATAGTGGTTTTATTATTTTTAGTAGGTTTATTTTCTATGTTTGTTAAAACTCCACCGATTAGGCTACCTTCATTAGCACATCATCGGACGATTGGAGCATTACCCTTTGCGAAAGCGATAGACCACGGTGGATATAGTTATTATAACGCTTGTGTTTCTGCCTTAACCGGACAATGTGAAACTATTGAAAATAAAAGCGTACGAGAGAAATGTAAAAAAATTATGGCTAAAGAATGTAATACGAAGACAGGAGTTCCGAAATGTAGGTCGTTAGGAAAAAGAAGCAAGCAGTTTGGGACTTTTCTATGTGTTACTTGTGAAGGAGCAGTACCTATTTCTTGGGGTTGGGGGGAATAACGGATGGAAATTATTTCTTACCTTAAAATGATTTTGATAAGTTTCGCCACAGGTTTTGGGTTAGGATTCGGTTTTTGGTCGGCGCATTTACTTTGTAAAAGATTATTTAATACACAAAAAAAGGAGGCACAATGAAAGATGATCTCATAGCTTTTCTATTGGTTTTGATTATGATATTTTTCTTTATTATCTACCCATTTGCCATCTGGGGCGGTTGTCCCGAGGGGTTATGGTGGAAGGTGGAGAGGTATCAGAAAAAGAACGAGAAGCGGATAGAGAATTTAGAACTGTTGCAAGAACAGGTAGAGAAGATAAATAGTCAAATAGAAATTCTGCGGACACAGTTGGGACAGATAAAACCCAATGTTAAGAAAAGACATAATCGCCGAGTGTCTGCTGTATTGCGGGCTGAATAAGAGCCAGCTCGCCAAACAATTAGGAATTTCAAGGACTGCATTATATTATTGGCAGACAGGCAAAATTAAGATACCCAAAGACAAATTTCGCCAGGTGAGGATGTTGCTTATCATTCAGAGGGCGCAGGAGTTGGCGGAATGAAACGTTCTCAATATCCTCCTGCCGGCCTATGCGAAGGTTGCTGTTACTACCAGAAGCGAGGGTTGTTCACTAAGGCAATAAGCCGGATATTCAGGCATAAAGGCCAATGGGATGAGAGATTGTGTTGGAAATATTGTTATAAAAGACTTTATTTACGCAGGCAGGAACTTGCTAAGCTTACAAAATGAGGCTGGCAGAAGTAATCACAATGCTCTTTTTTGAAGAAGTTCAATAGGGGCATTTCAACGAACAGGGTAAAAACATACAATGGATAGGCTGCAAAGGCTCAGCGACGAGAAGGAAAATCGAACTTGCGGTTTAAGCCGCCTAACAGGCTCTCTGTTGCGAAATCCACAGGTTTATCCACAGAAAGTCCTTACCTTTAGTGGACAGGATTTTTTTGCGGTAATCGTAACTAGAAGGCTCTCTATCCCCCCAAATTCCCCTCGTAAATTTATCTCCATCGTCTATCTACGAAAATAATCTCTTGACAGGAAAGGAATTTGGTTATATAAATGTTAAGCAATGGAGCGAGGGATTATGGCTAAACTACAAAGCATTATGAACAGAGCAGGCATCAACAGGCTGCTCTTTTTTTTATGATTGAGTGTAAAGCCCATATAAAACAGTATTCAGTTAAAGCCCTTGAGTGCCTGGACAAGCAGATAACGCTTACTATCATAATAACTGAAAAAGAAAAGATATTACAGGATATACTAAAAGAGCTTGCTGTGATAAAGGCGGACAAGTTAGTAGATTTGAGGATTGAGTAATGGTAATCGAAGAGCAGGTTTTTAAGAATAAACCAATCATGGTGATTAAGAACGAAAAGGGCAGGATATTCTTCAGCGCGGGTTTAACTAAGATAAAACTTATCCTGGAGAACATAGAAACCCTTAAAGCCTTTGTTGATAAGCACAATGAACCTAAAGAACCAATCATATAAGATATGATACATCCTTATCAAGATAAGTTAATATAATATAAAATAGTATTTAGTATTAAGTAGAATATATTAAGTAATAGTATTAAGTTATAATAATTAAGTTTAATTATAATATGAAATTAAAATCTAAATTAATTAATAATAATAAGAATATAGATATAGATAGATATTCTATTCAATATCTTAAATATAAAGATATAGCTTTAGAGTTTATTAAACAAGGATATAGTAATATAAGAGTTATTTATCATAAACATTATCCTAATGCTTCCAAAGAGAGTTTAGATGTATTGCCTTATGGGTTATTGGACAATATTAGATTTCAAGCGGCGATTGAGGAGGCGTGGAGTGAATTGAAGATTGAGGATTTGGATATCGCAAGAACCGTAGTTCATACTTTGCATAATATAGCAATAAATGGTAAGAAGGAAGCCGATAGAATCAATGCTGCCTCCTGGCTCGGCAAGACCAAGGCATTATTTATTGATAAGTCAGAGGTCAAGAACGGGGTATCCATAGCAGATAAGCAGGCACAGAATGAACATATCAATAATAGGCTCAAAGAGTTAGGGATATTGCAGTAAGGTAACATAATAATTATTATGCGTAGTTGTATATGAATGAAGCACAGGTAAAACAAATAAGAAATATACAGGCAGAGATAGACGCTGAGAGAGATAGGATGGATGGTGGAAAGAAAGACCCCCACCCCACCGATTATGATATAAAGATTATACCTAATCCTCACTCTCCTATCGCCCAGCAAAATTAGCAATCACTATGTCCATCGTATTTGTTTTCCTGAAGGCATTTAACGTAATCATAGACACCAAGTTTGACAAACTGATATTCCTGCTCTTTCTTGGGATTGACATAAATAATTTGTTTACCATCCTGCGTTGGCTGAGGGTAAAAAATTATAAATGAAATGGCAGGACATCCTTCTCCAGAAATGCTATAACTGCATAGGCACGGGCGGCGGGGAAGTCAGGGTAAAATTTGTTCCTCGGCAAAAAGAGAACAAAAGTTTCTTAGTGCCTATTGTAGAGAGTTACCCGTTGAGCCAGAACATCTGCGAGGAAGTTGAGGTGAAGGTTGAGGATTAAAATATTATTAATTATCTTGTTTGGATTGATTTTTATAGGAAACCTTTTTGCTTTTACGGTAGAAGATATAACTGTTGACAAGAAAATCTTCTATCGTATTTATATCGGTGATGATAAAAAAACAGATTGGATAGATTTAATTGGGAAATATAATTTAGAACAGGATAAATTTATCTTTGAGGACAGAAGCCCCATAAAAAGTATTGATGTAAATAATTATAGGATTGTCTTGGTAGTAAAGGAGAAAAGTCTTTGGAAGATTTATTGGTCTCCTAATCCACTTGAAATAATAGTGGTTTTGCTTGAACCTTATATACCAGAAAAAGTAACACCTTTGATTTGGAAAACTATTTATAAGAAATAAAAGTTGAAGACTAAGTAATTTTAATCGCTGACATTACTAAGGCGGTTTTTACGGAGTTGTTTCCGTAGAGGCCGCCTTTTTTATTTATGAAACTTACAAATAAAGAAACTAAAGTTTTAATTTCTTTAATAAATATGTTCCAGTTTGACGGGGCAGAATGGGCCCTTGAAGGAATATGGTTAACAAAATTAAAAAATAAATTAAATGCCATTAGATACCGCATACACAGATAGCCTGATTAAGTTCAAGCTCTCATTCCACGGCTTCTGCCGGGATTGCCTTGGTTATAAGGATATGAACGATATACATAAGGAATTATGCGATTTTATGCAGAAAGACTCCAATAAGTTTAAGTTAATTCTTATGCCCCGGTATACCTTTAAATCCTCCATAGCCACGGTGGGTTACGTCCTCTGGCGGTTATCCATAAATCCTGATGAACGGGTATTGATTTATTCCGATGCAGCGACAAAGGCGACTGGCTTTCTGACATCGCTGAAAGCGCATATTACGGGCCAAGTGGCTAACTCCAAGTTCAGGGAGAATTATCCTGGTTGGGAGTCCGACATCAAGAGTGGCAAGTGGAATGAGAACCAGATAGTCATATCAGTCAGGAAAACTACTATGCCCGAACCCACCATAGACACAGGCGGAACGGAGACCTCCAAGGTTGGTTTCCATTATGATGTAATTATCTTTGACGATATTGTGTCTGATAAGAATATCACCACTAAAGACCAGATGGACAAAGTTACGGAGTGTTACAAGAAGGCATTGTCCTTATTACGCCCGGGCGGGATGGTACTTATTGTGGGAACAAGATGGCACTTTGGGGATTTATACGGGAGGATTATTGCCGAGAATGAAAATAAACATAACTTTGGACTCTTCATCAGGCAAGCGGAAAAGGAAGGCAAGTATTTTTTTGATAATATCGGAAAGAATTCACTTACTCCAGAATTCCTGAAACAACAAAAAACAGAACAAGGGAGTTACATTTTTTCCTGCCTTTATCTTAATTCGCCGGTAGACGACGAGACTGCGATTTTTAAAGTTACTGATTTTTCCTTCTATGGGAAAATCAAGAATGATGATTTGTATATCACCGCCACGGTTGATCCCGCAGGCAAGGGCGAGGACTTCACCGCAATCACTGTGGTCGGGACGGATAACAATATGGACATGCACATACTTGATGTCGTTAATGAGCATCTGCAACCCTCGGAGATAGTTGAGAATTTAGTTAGGTTACAATATGAATATGGCTTTGGGATTTTGGGAGTAGAAACTAATTTCTTCAGGGGTATGCTTGAATATGAGATTAAGCGCAGGCGGGATGAGGAGCATCGAGAGAACCCCGAGGACTTCAAATTATTCGGCATACACGAGTTTACCGCCTCAAGCAGGGACAGCAAGTTCAACCGCATCCGTGCATTGCAACCTTACCACGAGAGGGGAGCATTGAAGTTCCCCGGGGAGAGGTTTGAATTATTGAAGGGCGCGTTTAGCGAACTCGCCTGGCAGATGATACAATTTCCTTCCGCGCCTCATGATGATTGCGTGGATTCATTGGCGCAACACCTACCGCTTATCCGTAAGGGCGGATTGGTCAAGAAGGCGGAATTACCGATAAATTCCCCCGCTTGGTTGGAAAGAAAATCTTGGGAAAAGGAAGTAGAATATAATATGGGATTGCCGAGAAGGTTGCGCAGAGAACCTTTAGACTTGGCTTTTTCGTGATGGAAGAAAAAGAAGCAATAGATTTATTAGGCAAGTTAAAAAGTTTTATGGAGAACACCAGTAAGCAAATAGAAACCTTGATTATCAGGACGCATAATTTACAGGTTGATTTGGATAAATTAAAAAAATATATCGTAAACGAAAATAAAATAATCGTGAGAAATTAAATGAAAAAGAAAATCATAAGAAAAATTCCAAAAAATAAATTTGTTAAGAAATATAAAAAAATTGCAAAGGAGGCGATAAAAATGGCAAGGAAACCAGAAGTAGAGAAACAGGAAGAAGAGAAAAAGGAAGAACTAACTGAAAACACAATCAATAAATCGGGCAGTCCAGAAATCAAGACTGAATAATTATGCTTCCCATATCTGATGATGAAGTAAGG